TAATTGTATGTTTATCTAATAACTTTTTTACTTCGTCTTCAGAAATAGACAAATGAGCGAAGCTCCTATATATATCTTTTACATTTACATTAACATTATCATTAACACTTACAGCTATGTTTGCTATCGGTTTTATGCGTTTGCTATCGTTTGCTATATTTTGCCATCTTTTTGTTGCTCCTGCTATTCCTGCATCACTACGTTTTTGTTTCTTATCGTCCCATTTTAACAAGTCACGTTTTAAACTTTGTTTAATAGGTTCAAAAGCAATTTCCGTAATTAAGTCTTCGCATTCTGGGTTCTCATCATTTACATACTTTAAAATATGTTTAAACAAAACTCCTGCCTGTTCGTCCGTTAATTTTTGTATTGTATGTATTATGTCACTATACAATATAAACCCTTTTTTTTCTTCAGCCATACTAATTTTTTTAAAATAAAATACCCTTGCTCAATCCGTTGCGTCTAACTTCAACTTCATAAACAAGGGCAATAATTCCTTTTGTACTTATAATGTTAGACGAGTACAGGTGCAAACTTAACAATTATTTCAATATAAAAACAAATTAAGTATTTTTAAATAAACACAATCCAATAAAAACACTTCTATGGTTTCGCATATTTCCAACAATCATTTTATTATAACATTGATTATTATAGAAATTAGGTATGCTTCCATTTTTATCTATTCCAACAAAAAAATGAAATTCATTATAACTAATATCTCTGTACCCTTGTTGTGTTTCTAAAGTTGGAAACTTAATTCTAATATCTTTTTTAACTTTAGCTGAATAACTTTTATTATCAAGACTTTTTATTTTGCTAAACTCTGTATTTTCAAACATATCAAATTGACTATCTTCAACATAATTTTTATTAGTCTCTATTTTAATTATTTTATTTGAAACATCAATTATACCCATAGATATTTTTTTTTCGTTCATTTCGTTTATAGATGTTACAGGCAAAGCATTTAATATTTTATCAGTTTCTAACCTATCTAATAAACCAACTTGCTTAATTTTTAAAGGTTTGTAGCTATTCTCTCTTTTGCAAGTCATTGGTTCAACATCAATTATATATATTCCGTGTTTACGCATTTTAAATAATTCTACAGGGTAAATTCGTGTTAACTCATTAGTATCTAAATTAACGCCAATAGTACAATGAAATAAACCTTTAAGTTTATTGTTGTGTTCCCATTGAGCAATTGCTATTTGTAAAAATTTAATTTTCATTGCTTAATTGTTTTAAATAATCACCGTGACATTTTAAAGGAGCGCAATGGCAACCTAATACTTTACCCTTTAATTCTTTTACTTTGTTATGCAAACTTCTTTTGTGTTTAAAATACTCAATATAGCCATTGCAAACTTGTTCTCGGTCACCATCGGAATCTAAAAAAAACGGATTCCCAAATTCCGAATACCTATCAATTTGTTTGTAAATTCCTTTGTCTTTAGCGTATTTCAAAACGTGAAAATGAGTATTCATATTTATTACAACCGTTTCGCCTTTACTAATTTTATTCAATATTTCTTGCTCTTCAAAAGAAACTGGGTTTTCTTTTACTTTAGCTTCTATTCGTTCAACTATCTTTTGTTTATACTCTTCTGCTTTTTGTTCTTTTATTTCTTTATAGGCTTGATTAATACTTATTTCACCGTTTAATAATTTTTCTTTTACGACATCTTCCGCATTAGCTTCTATTACTTTTACTTTTGCTATTGTATCGTGTGATACATTGGCTAATTTTGCAAGTTCTTTTTTAGTATCAACCTTGTCAGATATCTGACAACCTTTACCACCATCAGATAAATTTTCCTTTGCTCTTTCACTAAATACGTTTTCAAGTTCTAACGCTAAAACACTTCTTTGGTAGTTACTTAAATTTCGCCGTCCAAATTGGTTGTGTATCATCCATTCTTTAACTTCGTTTTCGTCTTTAAAACGTTTTGCTTCAGTTTCGTATTCTAAATTCCAACGTGTAGCAATTTCAAATCGGTTATGTCCATCAATTATAAAACCGTTCCAAGTTATTATTTTTTCTCGTATTCCTTCGTCTAAACAATTTTGTTCAAGTTGTTTAAATTCTTCAGCTGTTAGTGCTGGTATTAATTTTTTAAATTCGTCTTTTATTTGTATCATTTTTTTTTGTTTAAAGTTAATAAAATTTATTCTTTATTCTTAATTGAATTTTACGCAAGTCTTTTAAGTTCCTTGCTTCTTTTATTTCTTTACGCAAGTCAAGTTCCGGACGTTCTAAACTCAAAAGCAATTTATAATACTCTATGTCGTGTAAAAATAACTTGTCGTTTACATCGCTTAAATCTTGGTAAGTTTTTAAACCGTGTAGTATTGTTGCGTGGTTCATATTAAATAAACTTCCAATTCCTTTAAGTGTGTGTCCGTCTTCTCGCAGCTTTCTAAACAAATAAATTCGCCTGTGTACTATTTCACGTTTTCGGTTTTTCTTTGCAAGTCCGTCTTGTTCTATTATTTCTTTTATTAGTTCTATCATTTTTCTATTTTTTTAAATGTTTTATTGTAAAATTCTATGTTTGTAACATAAGGATTATTTATTTCCGCTTCAGCTCCTTTAATATAAAAATAGCATAAATGTTCTTTTTCCATTGCTAAATATTTATGAAAGTGGTTAATAAATTCTTTGCCTTCGGTTGTGTAAACATTAAATAAATTTGGGTGCAATTCTTCTAAATCGCTAAATACTTCCTGTAGTGCTGTTTTCATTTGTTTAATTTTTAGTTATTATTATTTTTTATTACTTAAAATAAATAACATCCATACAATAAACCATAATGGAATTGCTATTAACGTTGCTGAATATATCATTTTTCTATTTGTTTAATTTCTAAAATAATATCATCGTTTTTTTGTATTAAGTTTTTAACGTGCTGGAAGTCGTAAGCTTCAACTATTCGTGTTTCTAACTTAACAGGTGCGCCAACATACGCCCAAGTTTTAAATGTTGCTTTAAATCGTTTCATTTCTTTAAATTTTATTTGTTCGTTTTTTTTAATTCTACATATTTCAAGGTATAACCCTAAATCAAATGAACCCCGCCATTGTCTTTGCCACCAATCTAATTGGTCGTAAATAGTTCCGCTTGTCATAGTTCGTGGTAAAAATTATAGTTACTTTCATCGTTGCTTACCTTCCATTCCCAGAAGTTATAATGTACCAAATCGCTGTTTATTGCTTCTTGCATTTCTAAACGTAAATCTTCTAAAATACGAACCCCAAGAACGTGCGGTTGTAAATTGTCATCTGTTTCTGTTAACCACTTTTCGCTAACATCAACATCTAATTCTATAAATGCAAACTCCGAAACTTCGTCATAGTCGTTAAATTCCCAAGTTCCCGCAATTGAATAAGTCCAACCTGTAAATTCATAGGTTAATTCCCAACCTTTGTTCCAAAATTCTAAAATTCTATTTTCCATCTTACAGCGCTTTAAAATACATTAAACAATAGAATATAGCACACAATACTATAAAAGCCATTAGAGTGCTTGTAAAGTGGTTTAAAAACAATTTGTGTTCTTCGGTTACAGGTGTAAAGTAATCAATTAATTTTTTCATAGTCTTATTTGTTAAAAAGGTTAAATAAATTTTGTAATTCTTTTAATTCTTGGTCGCTTAAATAAGCTGTTAAAGTTTGAATAATTAAATGCAGTTGGTTAGTTGTTAAATTGTCTTCTTCTTGTTGTTGTTTTAAGAAGTCCCAAGTAATGTTAAATTCTGTTTTCATAGTTTTTAAATTAGTGTGCGTTACCAAGCCGCACCCCTTGTTGTTTTATTACGCTATTGTCTTTTCGTAGCTTATGTTATTTTCTATTAATTCTTTTACTAACATTTGCTCTTGTAAGTTTAACATATGGCTACCAAAATGGTGTTCGTATTTAAATAATCCGTTTTGAATTAATGTAATATAACCTGTTGATGTAAAAGTTTCTACGTTAGTTCCTTTTGTTGTGTTGTAAGTGTAAGTTGTTGTTAAAGTTTTCATAGTGTTTGTTTTTGTTTTCGTTAATAATTATATGCAAATATAAATACTATTTTAATAACTACAATACTTTTTAACAATTATTTTTAATTTATTTTTAAAATCCTTGTGTTTATTGGGTTTTCTAAATAGAAAAAAACGTAATTTATATTCATTCTAAATAAGAACAAGGGCAAATTCTACTCTTGTTCAGGTGAAAAACACTTAACGAAGGTAATTTTTACCTAATAACTAAATAAAGTTCGGGAATAACCTTAAATTACTTTAAGTTTTTTAAGGTTATTCCCTTGAATTTTATTAAATTTTATAATTATTATTAGGTTATACCCTTAAAAAATCAATTTTATGTTGTAAAAAACGTGACATAATCGGAATAAAAAACGTGATATAATCGGAAGTTTGCCTATTATGTAAAGCATATTTGACACAACAAAAAGCAATATACTGCAAAAATTTATACTCACAGTATAAAATCTGCCTATTATATAAAACATTCCTTAAATAGGTAATAATTTGATATATGCTTTAAATAGGTAATAATTCGAAATATTCGTCACAAATTTTGGTAATATTTGGGACAAAAAAAAACAGCTACGTGCTGGGGAGCTTATAACTGCTTTTCTTTTTAACTATGAATGACAAATATACTATAATAAATTAAAAATACAAAGAAAAAAGAAATAAAACGCTAAATATATGCGTAAGTCGGGCGATTTGTCCAAATTCTTTGTGATGGACGTAGCCTTCAACCGCTTTTGGAACTCCTGTATATCCGTTTTTGTGATGCCAACTATCGCTACCGGAAGGTGAACGCAACGTTTCAAATGTTACTCCAATGAAATCTTTGCTTGTTTTGTGGTGAACGTGATGCGAATAAATATAGCGGTGTTTTGTTTTGCTCCAAAGTATTGGAAACTCCGTTGCAAGTAATAAAGGTAAGTTTTCGATTTTTGCTCCGTCACCGTGTGTCGTTCCTATTAAATTACTTCCGTACCTAAACGCTTTTCTATGCTTTAAATCTACATTAAATCGAATACTTGAATTGCTAAAGTGTGCTTCTATTAACTGCATTAAAAAGAAACCGTGCGTTAAATCGTGGTTTGAAGGATTGTAAACAACTTCGACTTCTGCAAAAATTATTAATTGTTCTAAAAGTTCAATATATAGGTTCTTCGCCATTAAAAAATTATCATACCACATTCCATCCGTGTCTTGCGGTGTTCCTGCTGTTGTAGTTCTTCTTGTGTTGTCGGTGTGTAAAATATCGTTTCCTGCAACAAATAAAACCTTATCAATATAAAACCCTTTAGCTTTGTTTAAAATGCCTTGTAGTCCGTCTTTTGCACGTTTAACGGCAATCTGTGAATTATAATCTTCGCCTGTTTCAAATGCTGTTGCAAGTTTTCCAATATGTAGGTCTGCAATATCAATTACAAGTAAATGTCCGTCCGTGTCAATATCGTATTTTATTACTGCATCAGTATATTTAGGTGCGTATAACTTTACTTCTTTTATACATTCGTCTTTTATTTGTTGGATTGCGTTTAGTTCTTCCTGTTTAAAGTTTGGGTTTTTAAAGAATAAACTTGCTTGTTTAGTTTTTAGCCATCCGTGTTTTACGTCTTTGTCGTCAACTCCAGCTTCATCGGTTGCATTTTTTATTCCCCTGTACTGCATAAGTATTTCAATCTCGTCTTGTTTAAGTCGAAACCTTGCGCTGCTATTTGCCATAAAAATTTAGATTAATGATTGTTTTGCGAACTTCCACAGGTACGAAAGTAATAAACCTATTCCAACACCTACAAAAAGAAGGTTTAAATTTCCTTTAGGTCGGTTCTTTTTACCTTCGGCTTTTGCTTCTGCTTTTTCTACTACACGTTCTTTGTAGATAGTTTTTACTTTTATTTTGTATTCACGTTTTAATTGTATTCGTGTTTTTGGAACGTAAACATTTTTGTATTGTATAATGGTGTCTTTGGTAGTGATGAATTTCTCCCACACTATTGTATCATTTATAATAATAGGAACGGAATCAACCGACATTATTTGAATTGTGTCGCTTGTTTCTTCGCACTTATAACCTTTTTTTATTGCTTTGTTCAAATGGTATTGAGCCGAACACGAATAAAGTAAAATGCTAATAATTAGAATAAATAGTTTTCCCATTTTTTTTGGTTGCTTTTAATACTTGTTTACGATTTTTAGAACTATAACTAACGTGAACCCAAGACGGATTTTCATCGTTTCCAAACTCCCAAATTAGTTGGTCGAACTCTAACTTGTCTTTGATAAAATTAAACCCTTTAGCGCCTATTTGTAAGTCCATTGCTTCGCCTTTTGTATGTTGTGAAGTCTTTGCACCGCCTATCATTTTATTAACCTGTAAACTGCGAAAACCTGAACTAATTTGTATTGGTGTGTTTAAGTGAATTCTTAAAGGTTCAAATACGTTTTCACACAAAAGTTTTGCGGACGCAATTTGCGACTCGTTCATTTCGTTATTAAGGTTGCGTAACGTTGCTAATCCTGAAGCTTGAAATTCTTTTAATGTAACGTGTTTTGATAAATTCATTTCAGTTTGTTTATGCCGTTCTTAACATCAATAGCACGGGTTAGAAGTAACTTTGCACTTTGGAACAAATCAATTGATTTTACAGCTTTAAAGTTCTCATTAATGGACATTATTTCGATTGAAGCAAGTACCAACGCTAACACTTTTGTAAGCATCAAAGGAACGGAAAAGAACGTTAAAATTATGTCGTTTAAAATATAGTAATCTATAAGGTAAAACATTATAACTGTTAACTCGTATAAAAGTAATTTAGATACTATTGCCGAAAGTTTGCGTGATGTTATTTCTTGTTTTTGGTGTTTTGCTTTCCAAATTCCTGTTGCTGTGTCCGATAATATTAATGCAAATAAAAGTCCAAGTATTCCGCTAATAGGTAAAAAAAACGAAAAGCAAATTGT